GGCATCACGCCCGTCAAGCTGGCACCAAGCTGGTGACCGCAGCCCTGCATGTTTATGATCCCGAAGGTGAGTTCAACCTACTGCACTAAGGAGATAGCGTGGCAAAACCACAAAGTAATAGCTATCGGTGCGAAATATGTGGCAAAACTTGGGTGGTACCTTCTTTAGCACGCTTCTGTGAGGAAAACCATTTAGAATCAGAGAATGAATAAGCGCTCCGTAGACCTTGAAGCCTCTGCCAATATTGGTAGAGCGGTTAAAGCCGGAACTAAAAAAGTGGCTTTAAAGAAGCCAGCTGCTAAAAAAGCTGCTCCTGTAAAGAAGGCCGCCCCCGCTAAGAAGGCGCCCGTTAAAGAAACACAGCCAAAAGAAAATAAGCCTGCACCTAAGCCAGAGCCAAATAAAGTTGCAAATAGTGGCAAGGCTTATCAACCAGCACTTCCTGGCATGCGCAGTTTAAAGCAGTTTAAGGAACCAAGTGGCAAGTAAGAAGGCTAAGGGCGGAATTACATCTAGTATTTCTTCGTCCGTTACCTCAGATCCTCGTTCTTTAAAGGCTCGGCAGTTTAGAGAAAAGCTGACCCGTGTTATGTCACCAGTAGTTCCTGGTAGAGCCACTCAAGCCAAGCAATCAAACCGCTGGACACCATGAGCCGCACAGAAGAATTTCAACAGCCAGAGATTAAAGAGTCCACTATTAGGGACTCTCGCTTTGGTCTACGTCGCTTGTTCTTAAATGAGAACGAGAAGCCAAGCATTGCCGTTTACAGTACTCCTGGAAAAGGACCTAACGGAGAGCACCAAAATTAATCTTTTAGACTGTAAACTGTAAAGTAGTCAACCGAAAGGGCTAATATGACAGCCTCGTATCCAAACTCCGTCAAGGCGTTTACTACTCACGTAAACGTTACTGAAGTTATTGACGCCGGTCACCCAAACTCAATCCAAGATGAAGTAGTAGCTATTGAATCTACCCTTGGAACCACGCCATCGGTTGCTACAGCAGCTTCTGCAACTGGATGGGCTAACACCTCTACAGACTACACAACAGTCAGTGGTCGCCTTGCTAACATTGAAAAGGGAGTTGTTGCTGACGCGCACCCTCAATACATCCGTAAAGCTGGAGACAGCGCTAACGTAATTACAGCGGGATCTAGCTCTACAAAGGGCCTAGTAATTAAAGCTGCTGCAAGTCAAAGCGCTAACATTCAAGAGTGGCAGGACTCTTCTGGGACTGTACTCAGCTACATTGATCATAATGGTAACTTTAACGGTCAGAACGTGTCTTCAAGTTCTGCCGGTATTCAAGACGTATTCCTACTAATGGGGGCATAATGGCTAAATCACCTGCTTGGACACGTAAAGAAGGACAGAACGCTAAGGGCGGACTAAACGCTAAAGGGCGCGCATCTGCTAAGGCGGAAGGTCATAACCTAAAGCCGCCTGTTAAGAAAGCAGAAGCAAAGAAGTCTCCAAAGTCTGCAGCACGACGCAAGTCGTTCTGCGCACGAATGGAAGGTATGAAAAAGCATAATACGTCTAGCAAGACTGCTAAAGATCCAAACAGTAGAATTAATAAGTCCCTTCGCGCATGGGACTGCTAAACCCACTCTATAGAGAATAGGAAATATAATGTCAAGTTATTCATCACCCGCAGCTCAAGGGTCTGCGCAGGGAACTGGAGCTTATTCAGTTGCTATTGCGGCTCAAGCAGGCGGAACAAATAACGACGGTCACGCTACAGATTCAGCAGGCAACTTGGTAGTAGACCGTGTTTGGGGAAATTTCCCACTTTTACCAAACGATGATCGTCGTGGTTCAGTTTCTAACACAGGCGGATCAACTTACGATGTCCAATGGTCAGCTACTACTCAGGTAGCTAGCACCAACCTTGCTTATGGTGACGTTTCAGTTACTGTAGGAAACAACCCTACTCGCACAGTAAACATGGATACCCATGTTATTGCTGAGTCTGGCTACGCTTCTTACCCTGCATTTGCAAGCGTTCATCAGGCAGCTTACATCATTACCCAGGCTTCTGGTGATGGCACAACACAAACATACACAGCTCCAAACAACTACCTAACTGCTGGCGATACTGTAAACATCACGGGCACAGGGCTTGATGGAACTAACCTTACTGTTGCATCAGCTAACCGATATACATTCACAGTATCTGGTTCAGGCACAGGAAGCTACATCAATATTTCAGGTAAGGCTCGTTACACAGATGAAGTTACTGCAAATGATGGCGCTTACAATTCAGGCGTTGCTTATGTTGTAGTTCCTAACGTTGTTGGTCTTTTAACATCTTCTGCTACAGACGCTATGAATGACGCTGAGCTTGTACCTACAACTGCATCTGCTGTAACCCCAGCTATTTCTAACGTAGCACTTACAAGCAATGTTGTTACTATTACAACAGCTGCAGCCCACGGTTATGCCGCTGGAGACTCAGCTACAGTTGCTGCTGTCACCAATACAGCTGTCAATGGAACATTTACGTTGCTTACAGCTTCAGGAACAACCCTTACCTACGCCCTTACACATGGAAACATTGGATCAGGCGCAGATACCGGTACCGTCAAGGTTGCTGCTCGCGCAGGAACAATTAAGACACAATCTGTTGCTGCAGGCGCCTCTTCAATCTCTGCAGGAACAGCGGTTACAATCACACCTTACTTCGCTTCATAATATCCAAACAGTAAAAAGCCCCCGAGAGATCGGGGGCTTTCTTATTATGCGGCTAAGTTCTTAACCGCTCTTAGATCTTGTCTTTGTCTTTGAGTAGTTCCTGCCCAGATACCGACTAATTCTGGATTATTTACTGCATACTCTAGGCAAGGCTCTTTGAACTCACATGACCCACATAGTTTGCGGGCCACGCGTAGGGTTAGACGGGGATCTTTGAACTCGTCTGGAAAGAACAGGTCTGGGTCTGTTTGAGCGCATATCTGCGTACCATCAAACCCTGGGGCTTTAATACCAACCGTGTCCTTGCCAGAACTTCCAAGCATTGCATGCGTCTCCATATCGTTGTTGGATATAACGTAGTCCGTATTTAATTTGTAGTTGCGCCACAGCAGTCTTCTTTACATTGTAGTTACCCCACGTTGATGGAAGAAACTGAGCAATGCCAAAGGCATGCGAGCCCATGTTAAGGGCCTTAGGGTTGAAGTGGCTTTCGTGAGACCAAAGTGAGTTTAAACACTTCCATTCAGTCATGGACTTGCCAGATGAGTACTCCGTTAGGAAGGCAATCGTCTGAGCGTCGAAGTACTTAACGTAAGTACTAGCCAAGGCTTTCTTGGCATCTGTCCGTGTCGTATTCACAGTGAGGTATTCAAGAGAAATTGTCACGACTTTCTCTTTAGAGGTTTGAGCAGGTAACGCGTGCGCAGGCGTAAACATCTGTGTAGACACTAGCACAAGCACTCCCATCACTCTCAGTACCTTTTTTACATCAACCGTGAAGTTGATTCTGATATTAAGCATCGCTGCTCCTCTCAGTCGGTTGTATTAGCATATATGCAGCCTTACAACCTATGTCAAGCCAGATATTGTACTTAACGCAGATATTTTTGTATTTTTATGGAAAACTATACAAATCACGCATTTTTGTGTCACTAATTTTGGACAAATCCACGTTTTTATTTGCTAATCAACTGTAAAGAACTGGATTGTTAATGGATGCAGCAACCGCAGTAGTAACTATATCTTCCGGACTAGCTATAGCGGGTTCCGTAGGCGGAGTAGCTAGATGGTATGTAAAGCAGCACTCAGTAGAGTCTCTTAAAGAGTACTTGGAGGAGCTAAAGCCTAATCATGGCGGCTCACTAAATGACGCTGTAAAGCTGGAGATACTTCCTATCATCAAGAGCGTCAAAGAAGATATCAAAGAGATTAAAGAAGACGTAAAAGAACTTCGCACCCATCAGATAGAGATTGTTAAAGACCTTTCTAGATTAGAAGGCAGGGTTCAAGCTCACATCGAGGAACCCCGTAAGTAAGGAGAGACAATGTACGAACCTCGTATAGGCGATTACGGCGTAGTAAAGACTAACGGGTTCTTTGGGTTGTTAATCCGCATCGGCACCACCAGCCGTTGGAACCACGCCATAGTCTACGTAGGTGATGGAAGAGCTGTTAGCGCCGATCCTACAGGCGTAAAGCTTGTAAACATTGCCGACTATAAAGACATCGCTTGGAACAGGCACGAGCAGCTGACTGATGAGCAACGCGAGCACATTGCAAAGAACGCTCTGTCCTTTGTTGGCCGTCCTTATGACTTCTTTACTATCGCCCTTCTTGCGCTAAGAATCTTGGGTCTTAAGTTAAACCTACCTTTGTTTACTTACCTGGCCAAGAAAGATGGCTTTATCTGCTCAGAGCTTGTTGCTGAGGCCTATGACAAAGCAGGGGTTGCTCTACTGAATAAGCCCGACTATCTGATTGTCCCAGGAGATCTAGCAGAGAGGTTGATCTACCAGTGACAGACGCCCACAAGCAGATGATGAATCTACATCTGGCTGTTTCTATTCCAGAGCATGAGCCGCGCGAGAGTGACCCTCACTACCACCTGTTTAATCAGGCTAAGGCCAAGATCAAAAAGGCCGGCTTGTGGAAGTGCGCTATAAACGATGACCTCTGCTCTGGTGAGCCGGAGCTACATCACAGCCATATTGAGTTCTCTCAAGTAAACAATATGGACCCGCATAAGGTTGAACAGGCCTTTGGTACCCACTTTGCTACAGACGAAGAGTTCCAAGAGTGGATCGAGAGCCCAGGAAACCTGGAGGTCTTGTGCATGGCGCATCATAGAACTCGCTACGGTATCCACGAGATTCCTGCCCCTTTATGGGAAACATTTAGATACCGCAGAGCTAACACAGATGCTGCGGCAGAGGTTATAAAGGAGGACAGCAAGTGACTGCAGGCGTTGATATTGTTAACATTGCTCGTACTCAAATAGGTTTTGTAGAAGGCGCTAACAACGAGAACCCATACGGAACTTGGTATGGGGTACCTAACCAGTCTTATTGCGCTATGGGTATTAGCTGGTGCTTTGCACAGGCTAATGCTTCCCATCTAGTAGCGGCTCAGACACCTAAAGGATTTTCTTACTGTCCAGACGGGCTTACCTGGTTTCAAAAGAGTAAGCAGGTAGTAGACAAGTACTCTGCGCTTCCTGGAGACCTTGTGTTCTTTTCGTGGTCTGGTAACGGAGTAGCAGACCATGTAGAGCTTGTAGAAGCCGCTTCTAAAGATGGCCTAACCACTATTGGGTTCAATACTGGTCCTGAGTCCTATACGGGCAATCAAGCTAACGGAGATGGCTGCTATCGCCGTCATCGCCCTTACCTTTATGTGCTAGCTATTGTGCGACCAGCCTATACAGCGAGCTCATCCCCAGCTAAATCAAATGGAACTAGCAAACCTTTAGCAATCGGTGTTGCTGGCGCTACTGCTCTTACTGGTGGAGGGGCGGCCGCAATTCATAGTGCAACAACCAACACCCCAGCACCTATCCCTACAACTAAGCCGACTGTCATAGTCGCGCCACCATTCCCAGGATCATCGGTGTTTAAGGTGGGGGCTAAGGGTAACGTTGAGTTAGTAGTTGCTAAGGCACTAGCAAACGCTGGGCTTATGCCTGCCAACCTAGTTACAAATGTACTAACCGAAGAAGAGATTGCTCTTATACCTGTTTATCAAGGAATGTACCCAGGACTTAAGGCGTCTAAGGGTAAAGGTGTTGATCTAGCAACGTACACATCTATGGTAGCAAAGGCTAACGAATGAAAACTTTTCAGAAGATGTCTGATTGGGCCTCTGTAGCCTTTGGTTCACCGTGGTTTCTTATCTTCCACCTTATCTTTTGGTCTATCTGGATGACCTTTGCTGTCTTTGATCCATACCCATTTAACCTACTGACCCTAACTGTTTCCCTGGAGTCCATCCTGCTTTCAGGCCTATTACTGAACGCGACTAACCGTTCTGGGGACGAAGACAGGCGTATTATTACTAAAGACCTTAAATTAGACCAGGAGACCCATAACCATATTGAGGAGCTCCGTAGGCATATGAGAGAAGTATTGGAGCATCTTCGTGGGGATCAAGCTTAACTTCAGCAGCCCGGTCCATGTGGCTTTTGGCGGAACAGCCGCCCTAGGCACCTGGGCGGCTACAGGATATTCTACTGAGCCGAAACACCTCTTAGCCGTTGCATTAGCGGGCTTTGGTGGTGTAGCATCGCATACTGAGAGCTCAGCTAAACCAAACGTTCAGGCAGACTCTCATATCATAACGCCATACGCGAATAACATAGAGGAGTAATAATGAACGCAAAGACAAAGGCGCTCTTCGAGCACTACGTCATCTCAACAGTGGTTGCTGGAGTAGCTATCTGGCAGGGCGGCAATCATCACCTAAAGCAGGTTGCATGGGCAGCTGTAGTCGGTGTTTTTGGTCCTGTACTTAAGGGCGCTTACGAGCACTTCAATACGCCAGCAACACCAGCAAAGTAAGCTTTTAAGCATTAAGGGCGCTCTACGGGGCGCCCTTTTTGCTATACTACTGTAGATCTTAGGAGGATTACATGGCAATCAAATGCGATAACTGCAGTAACTCAGCTTCATACACAACGGCTGATCCTGGAGTAAACCCGGTTCACTACTGCACATCTTGCCTACCTGCCTGGTTGTATGACCGCGCTAACTCGGGGCACTTCCCTCTTATGGAAACTATTGCAGAACCTACTGTAGAAACTCCTGTAGAAGACAAGCCAAAGAAGAAAGCCGCACCAAAGAGCTCTGACGTTCAGGAGTAGTCATGGGAATTGACTACGAGGTTTTTGGCGCTTACACGCCTAGAAGCCGTGAGGTTGACTACGAGTTAGACTTAGTTGCGCCTCATTTAATAACACGAATTGATGCTCCACAGGCGCACCCAGTACCAGATAAAGTTACTCATGCTTACGGGCCGTTCTCACCAGAACTACTAAGAGAACCTGAGATAGTTATTGCTACCCCAGCCTTTAACGAGGACGGCTCTGACTTCCCACTAGGAGCCACCTCACAAAATAACTTTAAGCCGCCTAGATACCTGAGGTGCGGAGCGTGTATGGTTCGTGTACTAGAGACAGAGACCGCCGATCATGTATGTGAGGAATAATGGGTAGAAAAGCAGCGCCGTTAAATCCGGATGACTTCTTTAAGACCCAGCGGTCTAATGAATCTGTAAAAGAGTACCTATCAAAGCCTGAAGAGGTAGATGTTGATATTGACATCGCCATCCCTAATGATGTGACCAACGTCGGGTTTGAGACCACTACGGCACCTACACAGAAGCCATCTAGACCACGAGCGCTAACCATTGCGTATAACCCAAACACCAAGACTGTGTACATAGTGTTTAGAACTAATCACTGGCATCAATATAACGATGTCTCTACTGAGATCTGGCTTGGATTAAAGAACAGCGCATCTACTAATGACTATCTACCCACTTTAGAGTCGGCCTGCTCTTCTCACGAACCTGCTCAGTTAAGGACGCTATCAGCGGGCACTGTGGCTAGACTAAGCGACTCATCTGCACGAGCCTCATCTATTCAGCGGGGAGACCTGCGTAACTGGGGAGCTTTTGACTTTTTCAAGGAGAACTAAATGAAATCATACGGACCACTATACGGCGGAAAGCTAAAGTACTGGCATAGACATCTACTACCGGTTATTGAGGTAGGAACAACTCAGGAGACTGACCGCCCTTACAGACTAGGTAAGTGCTTAGTATTCCGCTTCCCATTTACTCACCCAGGGTTTTATCTGGGGGTATGGTTTAAGAAGCCAAACATTGACCTAGATGACGAAGACTCTATTGACGCGCTACTATTCAGGACTATGCGAGGCCGAAACGCTTGGAAGCCTCAGGACGGACTATTTGATGAAACTTTTTTCTCGGAATAAGGTCTGGGACAAGCCATTCTCTGAGAAAGTATCTAAGAGAGTAACAAGACTACAAACTGCTGAGATTGAGGGTTGGTTAGACCAATCCATATATGAGGTAGGCCGTTGCCTCTCTATGTACCAGCGCAGTAGGGATGACATCTACTTAGATGAGGCTTTAAAGGGCGCAGAGGCTCTTCACGCTATGGTGGATCAACTTAGAAAGCGTACGCCACGCCGCTAAACTCATTTGTCGACAAATAGACATTTATGCTATTATTGTCTACGCCTCTCTTCCTCTCCCCGTAGATGGCGCAAAGAGCCTGGGTTTAACGACTTAGGCTCTTTGTTTTAAAATAAACTAAAGGTTTATATGGACCAACTAATTGATGATGAAGACGACGAGTTCTACCCCGATGAAATAGAGGGCGATGAGCCCGAGATAGAAGACGAAGAGGTTGAGCTTGATGAGCTCTCCCGTGCTTTTGTCAACAAGCTTGTTGACCGCTGCATTCAATTCCAGACTGCCCTTGTAGGTCATGAACTTCACCCTTATCAGATGCCGCTTGCCCGCCGCATTATTGAGTCTATAATAATTAATGACAGCGAAGAAATTACAGCTTTGGCAGCTCGTCAGAGTGGTAAGTCAGAGACTATTGCTAATACTGTGGCTACCCTAATGGTCTTACTCCCACGCCTAGCAAAGATGTACCCAGACCTCCTTGGTAAGTTTAAAGACGGCATTATGATCGGTATGTTTGCGCCTGTTGAGGGCCAGGTTGAAACTCTATTTGGACGTACAGTAAACCGCCTTACCTCTGAGCGAGCTTTAGAGATCCTAGGTGATCCTGAGATTGATGACAGCGTAGGCCGTGTGGCAGGCGTTACCCGCCAGATTAAGCTAAAGAACTCTGGCTCATCTCTAATGATGATGACCGCTAACCCACGTGCAAAGATTGAATCTAAGTCCTTCCATCTTATTGTTATTGATGAGTGCCAAGAAGCTGATGACTTTGTAGTATCTAAGTCAATTGCTCCTATGCTTGCGTACTACGCGGGAACTATGGTTAAAACTGGCACCCCAAATACCCACAAGAACAACTTCTACAACAGCATCATGCTTAACAAGCGTAGGCAGACCAGCAGAACCAAACGCCAAAACCATTTTGAATGGACTTGGCGAGATGTGGTTAAGGTCAACGCTAACTATGAGAAGCACATTAAGCGTGAGAAGCTGCGCATTGGCGAAGACTCAGATGAGTTTCAAATGTCGTACAACTGCAAGTGGCTTCTTGAGCGCGGTATGTTCGTTACCTCAACCACCATGGATAAGCTTGGCGACACCTCTATGGAAATTCAACGCGCCTGGCATAGAACTCCAGTAGTTGTTGGGATTGATCCAGCCCGTAAGATTGACTCTACAGTAGTAACTGTTGTCTGGGTTGACTGGGATCGCCCAGATGAGTTTGGCTACTTTGACCACAGAGTACTTAACTGGTTGGAGTTACAAGGAGATGACTGGGAAGACCAGTACTTCCAGATCGTAAAGTTCTTAGAGAACTACAACGTTA